CGAAAGAATAGCAGAATCTTTGATAGAACTATTCTTTTTAATTTTATCCATAATACCCATAATTTACTCCTAATCCCACAGGGAAATTGTTTTCTCAACTGACCAATTCATGCAGTCAAGTACTATCTTAATTGGATCGACAAAAGACTTTTGAAATTGTGTTTCGTAATCAACATACTGATTTAAATTAAACTCAGTCGGCAGTCGACCAGGAAAAGAAACGACAGACTCTTTCAATGGATTTGGCAACTTCAAATATATAAACTTAATCTTCTCGCCGTCTTGAATCAGAGGATACTTCTTTGTAAGATCTTTTTCTGCCAGATAATTATTATATAGTAATGCACCCTTAACATGAATAGGTGTACCCTTCGAATAAATCGTAGTGTTGTTACCATACTCACGCATACCATTCACGCCACGAGGAAAAGAAATATCTTCTGGAGGCAACTTGTTAAAGTCAGTCCTAGATTTCTCGATAAACTTATGGATGTCAGACTCAGTACCCTTCAACATAATCTCAACTGCTTGATGCATCTTATCACGAATTGCCGCAGGTGTCGATGACTTAATCATTTCGAGACCCATGACTTTCATTTTAGGTGTTGCATATTGAACACCCTCATTATTAAACACATGCATGATATAACGTTTCTTTGCAGTCCAGATTGCTTTATCTGCCAGTGCTTCACGTTTCATTTGCATCTTTTGTGCGTATGCATTCACATAAGAAGCAAGTTCTTGATATGATCTATCGATAAACGGTTGAATCTTGTCTTCACAAACTCGATCCATAAACTCAATAACTTTATTCGGATCAGTATCAGATTTAATAAATTTATTCACAATAGGACCAAGTCTGAGATAAATCGAATCTGTATCTGATGCAATAACATAATCATCAGATGTGTTCAACATCTTATTCATATATTGATTAAGTTTAGATTCGATCCAACGAATAGATAACTGACCGGCAGTAGTAACTGCAAGTGCAATACGAAGATCATAGAATCTAAAATATTGACTACCAAGCGCACCATACGCAGAGTTCAAAGACAATTTCTTTGCAAGTTGCAGATTATCATAACGTGCAATTCGTTTAGAAATTTCATACTTCTTTCTTGCATCAGTTTCAAGTTCATATTCTTGCTTTGCTTGAAGCATCAACTTCTTAAACTTCTTGCGATCTTCGTACATCTCTTCCATCATCTTTGGCAAGAAACCTTGAATATCTGTACGGAAGAATTGACCATTAGGCGTCAACGTCACATCTTTTAAAGAAGACAAATCGATTTTCTTTTGAAGAAGTGAATCTACATTAATACTTTGAGAGATGATCTGACGCATTTCTGGTGTGTAATTCTCAGCATCAATCAAAGTTTCTGGTGACAGATTGTATTGAATAATCAAATGTGGATACAGAGAATTCAAATCGAATGATGCAACCCAATCATGTTTACCAACTTGTGGATCTTTGACATACGCACCCTCGAATGCTTCAGTTTTACTTTGAAATACACGAGGCGGGACAACAACATTCTTTGCAAGAAGATGATTATAAGTTAGTGCATCCCACATGCGAGTCTGTGCAAACACATCACTATAATTAGTCTTTGTGTCATATGCAAGAGTGAGTGCAAGTTCAAGAAGTTTTAACTTGTCTTCCATGCGAACAATAAGTTCAACGTCTTTGATGTTATACTCAATAAACTTTTGATGATTTTCTTTGTATAGACCATGAAGACTATCATACTCTTCATACGATATTTTACTTTCGCCAAGTTCTACGTTAGCAATGTTATCAAGTTTATATGATTCTTGTGATTTACCACCAGGCGAGAACCAACGATACAATTCAAGATAATCGAGATCAGTAATACCAATAAGTTCATATGCCGTTTGTTTACGACCTCTGACGGTGACTTCACGTTCAGAAATCATATTCCATGGCGACAACTTCTTGGCTTGTTCTTCACCAAGAATCTTCCGAATACGATTAATCAGATACGGCGTATCAAAGAAGTTAGTATTCCAACCAGTAATTATGTCTGGATAATTAGCAATCCAATCATCAAGAAAACGTTTCAACAAAGAATATTCATCTTTGCATCGAAAGTAAGTTACATCATCACGATAATTATTAAATTCACCACAACCATAGACATACATGTTTCCGTTGTGATATTTCATACCAATAGCAGTCACTGGTTCAGTTGCAAGATATGGATTTGGAAATCCATTCTCAGAACCAACCTCGATATCTAGAAAACAGATTACGATTCGATCTTTATCCCACTCGACAGATTTTTTATGTTGTTCACCGATGAACGCATATTCATATCGATTGTTACCATAAATGGTTTTACCCGAGACACCATCAAATTGCTTGTAGTAGTCTCGGGCTTCAGAAATAGAATCGAATCGAATCTGCTGAAGATATTCTCCAGCTAGATTAGTGAATTTAGTAATAGATTTAGACTTCTCGTAAAAAGAAGGCTGATACTTTATCTTGAGTTTGACACGTTTGTTATCAACAACGCCACGATAAAATATGTTATTACCAATACACTGTACGTTCGTGTAGAAATGAAAACTCATAAATTCCCTATCTTATAATTACGAATCAGCGTAATTTCCAGACTCACATTCTGCATTACGTTCATGTGTTTTAAAATTGATGCCGGCATATTCTTCAAAATCAGCCAAACTACGAACTGTTCCTAATCCATAATTACCTTGATATGTACCGTGTAGAATGCTTTTAACGATATCAAAACTTTGTGCGTTACGTACATGATAGTTAACTTCACGTTTAGAATCATCTTCTTCGTTCCAAACGTGTGGTCGACCTTTGCGAGGATTTAATCTGTCACCGTAGTGATGCCAACAGATTTCAACATTAGGATGATAAAGATTAAATCCATGTGTCCACAAACGAACTGTAGTAACGATCTCAACTCCCCAATAAATCAAATCAGGATCATAAACGACTTGATTACTAAAACTGCCGTGACCAAACATAAATCCACCGTTTAGATATCTCGCTTTTACTGGTCTACTAGTATCACCCATATAGACGGCATTACCAGTTGGAAAAAGATTATTACCCTCGTAATGCAGTCGAGTTTTTGAAATATAACCATAGGGTTGAAATACTCGATCATTCTGTTCGTTTAAAGTGTATGCTGCAGGATACGATGCCATTACAGCTAGACCAGATTGAACATTTTGAAATTGTTGATATTGATCCAGTAAAATAGTATCCCAACTTTCTTTCAATTCTATATGTGCATCAATTTGTAGGAAGTAGTCTTCGCCTCGGTATAAGGCATGACTTTTTCCTAGTGCCCATCCAGATCCATTACTTTGTTCTGGCAAATAATTGTCTAACCTAATATCGATGATGTCTTTGTGTCGTTTAAAGTTTTCCCAGTCACTTTCAACGTCTTGTTGGCAAATTCCAAAACTTAGTCGCCGTGGATGGTCAGCCTTTGCAATCAACCGATCCACAGTCATTGCCAATTCGGCGTCCCTATAAGCAGGAATAGCAACAAAAATACTAGGTTTCGACATATCTTAAATCTCCAAAATTAACCAGTAATGATTTGATTTTGTGCAGTTATAATACCTGATCCAAAAATAGAATCATATTGACGCACAATTTGTTCATCTGGAATGTATGTATACACGACATGAAGATCATCAATAATAACAATCGAATCTTTTTTCTGTTGTGCTAACATAGGAAAAGGCACAAATCCAACTTGTGGAAGAGTCCCCTCAATTTGACTTGGCATCATCCTCAACAAAACAGGATTTGATAAAATATACTCATTACCTGATGTTTGTCCAACTTTAGCAACAACATCTTCACCAGTTACTAGTTTCAAACCAAGAATACCTTTTTCAATAGACATATTAATTTCCTTATTAAGAATTGGTGGGCCCAACAGGACTTGAACCTGTGACCAATGAATTATGAGTTCACTGCTCTGACCAACTGAGCTATAGGCCCGTAAGATTGGTGCGGAAGGAGGGATTCGAACCCTCAAGCCTCTCGGCGGCGCATTTTAAGTGCGCTATGTATACCATTCCATCACTTCCGCTTTTTCTAACTATTGCCTCTTTTAAATCTAAACGTGTCAGTTTGTGAATGACAGTTTGGACATAAAATTTGCAAATTTGAAAGACGATGATTAGTTCTATCACCATCAATATGATCTAACTCACACTCCAATATTTTATCATTCCAAGATTCAATATTGCATATTTCACATTTATTAGTCTTTATCTTTTCTTTATATAAACGTTGTTTTAACTTATAAGTTTGATACTGTGGATGTAATCCATTTAAAATCTCGTGTAATGAAATTTTACCGTTACCGTCTTCTTTAGGTTTAGATATACCTCGACCACCTTGGTTTGGCACATATAAATTATATTGTATGGCCTTTCTTTTAAAAGTAGAGAAATGTAATCCTACTTTACTAGCGGCTTCAGACATACTAGACGATTCTTCAATTGCTTTCTTCAGATCTTCTTTACTGATAAACATGATAGACTCCTTTTCTAACATGTTTATTTATAAACATTTTGTGTTCCACCACTACCGCGATTAATTGAATGGAGCGGGGAGGAGGAATCGAACACTCCGTACCAGGAAGGTATCCTGGATATTGCCACTATATCATCCCCGCAATAACTACGCTGCTATTCCTTTCAAGCGATCAGCAGCATAAGATGCTGCAAATGCTCTCGGCTTCACCATCGGTACTACGTTACACATACCTTTGATGTAACCAATCGCTTCATTGATCACTATACTAGAATTATACATTTCATTTGGGTTAATGTCAAGATGAACTTCAATATCATTCTCGACGATTGCAGATAAATCTAAATACATTTCTGCTACTTTATAAACTTCAGTCATTAGTCTCATTCTTGGTTTCTTATTCACGGCATCATAATCTCGTTCTCTAATGACTTGACCGAAAATTTTGCAACCGTGTTTTCCTGCAATATGCACTACGATTGCTATCGTGTAATCAGCATACCAAAGATCTCTG